AAATAGTGTTCAATAAACTGTGACTCTTTCCCAAAGTCAACTGCACCGCCTGTCTTACGGATGTTTCTAAGATATTCTTTAATCTGTTTCTTCATCTGCTTGGCAATCGGTTTGCGTGACTGCATACACACTTCATAGAGTCCATCTTCTGTGAGGAACCAAAACGGATCACGACTCTTTCCATTTGAATCAGTAGGTATAGTTTCTTGACCAAAATTTTTGGTAGGAACATTCTTCACACCTAAAATTTTGGTCTTATATTTTTCATCAGAATCAATGGTTTTCAACATTTTACTGACATTGTATTTTCCATCAGTTTGGTTGTAATCAATCCATTCCGCTACATCTCTCGCAAGGAATAACGGATCTTCAATACTTCTATACAGATCAATTCGTCTGCCTAAAATTTCCGTTGTGTCAACAAGCTGCACGCCTGCCTCTATCTGTTCTTGTTCTCTCTGCTCTTCTATCGTGATATAATCGTTGATAAAAACATAATATCTCACACTCTCGGCAAGCTTTGAAGTTTCCATCAGCAAAGACAATCTGATCAAACATTTAAGAGTAAACACCTTAGCACCTTTATAGCCGAATGAGATATTCAATCCGTTCGGATACGCTACCATGATTCTTCCCTTCTGTTTTTCCGTTGCTGCGTCCTGACCGTCAATGATCTCCTGCACCGTCTTAACTTCCATTCCATCGTCTAAAAACTCTTTGCGATACTTTGTACACAGCCTCTTAACCTCGTCAACATCTCCGTCAAAGAATCGTGCTACCTGTTCCGTAGTAATATAATCTCGTCCAGGAAGCCACGGGATCGGCTTGATCGTAACCTGTTTCAAAAGCTCCGTGTTCTGCACCAACTCATCCCTCTTTGCTTTGTCCAAAATTGGATCGCAAGGGATTTCCATTTCGTTTAGATTCATAATCAATTCCACCTTTCTTATGTAAAAATTTGTATTAAAAAAGACACTCTGGAATTTTCCATAAGTGTCCTAGTTACCTATATTAATTTGTATTCACTCTAATTCTAGTTCATCAATTTCTGGTGTGTCAGAATGATTCATATCAAATGATATTTTCCATTCTATCTTCCGTTCCAAAGATCGGAAAAGAACTTATAAATCCCATACAGAATAGCAACAAATGCTATAACCATTAAAATTCCATAGCCACCACCTAAGATAGCTCCTAACATATATTCCAAACTATCCTCTGGAACGATAAATATAATTATTAATAATAAAACCAATGGCATAATTTTACTCTCCTTTGCTAAAAAATAGGCACTATTAAAAGTGCCTATTGACAATAAATTAATCGTTTTTATATATATTATTTATTATAATTTGGTCTATCAGTAACATTCAATACTTGAATAAGTGCATCTTGTAACACTTTAGAAACATTAATTCCAGAATGTTCTGCTTCATAATTTAACCAACTAGGTAATGCAACATTTCTTCTTACAGATTTTGTATCAATTTTTCTTCGATATTCTGTTGAATCAATATCAACCAATGAAATAATAGTTTCTCCTTCATCAAAAAATGTGCTTTTCGCAATATCGATATCTGTAATATTTGTTGGTTTAG